TAATCTTCCTATAGCGATATTATCATCACCAGTTGTTCCTGCACCAAAAGCATTTAATCCCACGGCAATGTTACAAGTTCCACTACCAGCAGTTATCGCATCTCCGGCAGTACTTTGGAGTAATATGTTTCCATCTGTGGGAGTACCCCTTAGATTTGCAAGTTCTCGAGCTTTAGACATGGGTTAAATCCTCTATAAAATTTTAATTTCTTTGAATTGTACTTTTCTTTATATATTTATAACCAATAGAAGTTAAACAACTATTTTCTCTAGTCCAGATTTCTTCTTTTCTTCGTTAAATTTGTCCCAACTCATCGGCCCAGATTTCCGTTTTTTAACCACTTTTCCTTCTTTTTCCTTCGGATCTGTATTTAATTCTTTTTGTGCATCTTCCTCTACATCATACAGTTTCATCTTTGCACGGTCAATTCCTATCACGAAATTCCTGTTTTTCACAGGGTCATTATAACGATTCTTGAGTTGTTTGACTTTGATTTGATTATGTTCTTCCAATTCTTCAGTAGAAATCAACGCAAACATAAAATCAGCAGTTGCAGGAAGGCCAAAACTGTTTTTTGTGAGAATGTTATTACAATAAAACAAATTATCACCAGAAACCGAAATGTCAATAGTTTCCAATTCTCCAATATCTTCAATTTCAACAATCTCATCATTATAATTGATATTTTTATCTGATATAGAGTTTTTTTCTATCTTTTCCTGTTCTAACTTGTATAATAAATCACTTAAATCAGATACACTTATGTCATCAATTGGATAACCATGTTCAATCAAATATTGAGCCTTAACATAACAAGATTCTTTCAACTTATCATTTTTCATATCGTTTTTTTACCTCTACAAATAATTCATTCAATTTACTGTCTAAATTGTCATCAGACCATACTACAAATAAATCATATTTGTTATCCAAACACAATTGTTTTTTTTCTTCTTCTATCGAAATAGCATCATTATATTTATGAAAATATGATTTTTACAGTAACAATAGATTATATCGTATTCAATTTACTCCCAATCTTTAGTCCACTTTTCAATGACATTCTACCATTGTTAGTTGGAAAAACATGATCCTCAGACACAATAATTTCTTTACCAGACTTTGTTTTTATTTTGAAACAGTTTTTCATTTTTTTATGATGAACTAACTGAACAGTTTTATATTCATCATTAGCAATTATTTGTTCTCCAACTTTCACATCACCAATTTCTTTAATTGTACCATCACGTAATTGTATTTTCTCTTTCACATAGATACACTCGCTGGTATCTTCCAATCCTACATCCGTTGACATAAATCCAGCACGATTTAATTGCGTGGCACTAAAGATTGCAATGTCTTCTTCAACTGCAAGACCACGGAGTTCTTCTGCAATAGCCTTGACTACGAAGTAAGAGCCAGCAGAGATGTTGTTGCGATAACGAGAAGAGACACAAAGATTGAGATAGTCCATAAACAAAATATCTGGCACAAACCCCCTCTTGATTTTCAGTTCGTTCAACAATGCACGAAAATTATTCACAGATGCAGTTGCAGTTGGATACTCTTTGATTATCAGTTTTCCCTTAATCTTATCTCTGAGCTTTCCAATCTTTTTCTCGTAGGATGTTTTAGGCATTTCTTTGAGAGTGTCCATCGTCACATTCATCAAATTTGCATCTATTCTTTCTGCAATTCGTTCTTCTGCCATTTCAAGAGTGATATAAAGAACATTCTTGTTTTCGGATAGACAACTTGCAGCCATGTGACACATAAACAGAGATTTTCCTACGCCAGTTCCAGCCATGGCGATATTGAGCGTCTTTCTTGGAATTCCACCACCAGTAATTTTGTTGAAGTATTCCAAATCAAACGGAATCTTTTTTTCTTTTTTACGATAAAACTTAAATCGTTCATCTGCATTGTCAATGTAATCGTGTCCGATATGAACGTCAAAACTTACACCAAGTGCATCAGCAAGTATGGAAGGAATGGCATCTTTGGTTTCTTTTGTTGTTTTATTTTCATCAAAGATTGCAATTGAATTGATTATTGCATTATAAAGGGCTTTATCTTGACAGAACTTTTCACTTTTTACCATCAACCAATTCATATCAGTTGTCACTGTATCATCTTTATAATCTTTCTCGATTATTTCCAGTGACTCCATTGCAGATTTCAGTTGCTCTTCTGCAATGTCATTCCTTCCATTTAACTCAATACCAAGAGCCTCAATGGATGGTTGCTTGGTGTACTTGTCAAAATACTTTCGTATCTCTTCAAATATCAAGCGGTCAGAAAATGTCGTAAAATACTCATCACGAAAAAATGGTAATGTTTTTCTCGTATAATCTTCATCAAATATCAAGTTTCTTAGGATAGTATCTTCTAATTTCTCCATTTATTCTTTCTTATCAAGAACTGGTTTACTGAAATCGTATTTTCTAGTTTTTCCATCCTCTGATTCTTCCTTTCGTCTTTCAAGTTCTTGGTCTAAAATGTCAATGAATACTTCTCCGAGCATTTTCTCAAATACCTCACCTTCTTCATCACTAAACTCCTTTTCCATCATGTCAGGCGGAATACCAATCATGTCGTATTCAAAACGACATTTCATCGTTCCATCATCATTCTCTTCTTCTGCCATTTGGAACTTACCATATGCAACTGTAATTCCTGCAAATGGGCCCTTCTCTATGAAAACACAAGGTCTATCTTTGCCTTCTGGGTCTTCATTCATCAGACGATACGAGCTCTTCAACTGCTCCTTCGTCATCTCCGCTTGTTCTTCCATAAGTATACTCCATTTGAGTGTAATTGTCAATCTTATTCAAAACGTCTTCGGTGAAATATTTTTCAGGTTTTGAGAGGATTTGTTTACCAAACAATTTTGTGCCGTCTTGTAGTTCATATCGTGTCGCAACTTTCTTGAACACTCCTGCAGCCTCTGCCATTTCCAACAGTCCATAATACTTATGTAACCCATCTTTATAAGTCAAAAGGACATCAACCATCTTGTTTTCTTTGGTCAGTCTTGACTTTTGCATCTTACAGTGAATCACGTTCCCAATTACCTCTGTTCCTTCTTTTTCTTTTCTTTTGGAAAGGAACACAATAGATGAGGCTGCATATTGAATTGACTGGCCTCCGCCCATTACTTTTTGTGGATACATTGAACCAATCTGGTCATAGACATGATTCGTCACGATGAATGGGACATTAACTTTTGCTAACATCAAAGTCAAAACACGAAATGCACCTTTGAGAACTTGTGCTTTTGTCATATCTCGTACAATCTTCCCATCAGACATATCGTTCAATTCTTTTTCAGTAGATAACATACCAAGAGAATCCAGACACATCATCAAAGGTGGCCGTGGTTCTGCTTCTTCTCCGTACTTTTCCAGAATTTTGACTGCTTGAATACGAAACTCTTCTACAGTAGAAACAGGTATATGAATCACTCTGTTCACATCTATTTCTCTTTCACGAAGCATACTACTTGTCAATGCAGATTCCGATTCAAAAAAAATCACTCCTGCTTTTTCATTCATGTCCAAAAACCTTTTCACAAGTCCAAGTGTAAAGAAAGTCTTTCCAGTTGCAGATTCACCAGCTAGTGCCGTGATTTTATTTGCAGGCAATCCACCATAAATTGAACCAGACAAAAGAGCATTAAACACATAAGAACCTGTGTCTATGTACTGTTCAACATCACCACCAAAAATCCCATCTTCAACCAAACTTGCAAATTCGTTTCCTGCTGATTTTGCAAGTTCTTTTATAAAATTACTCATAATTTTCCTTTCATGATATTTTCCCCATTTCTTGCACTTCGTCACAAAGTCCCAATTTCTTTGCTTCTTTTGCATTGAGCCATACATCATGTGCAGGCATAAGTTTTTTACGAATTTCTTTTTCTTTCAATTTAGTGCATTTTTTATAATGATTCATTAATCGTATAGTAGTCAAATCAAATTCCTTGACCCGAGCAAACAATTCATGTTCCTTGCCCCAACTTCCCCATGAATATTGATGAGATAAAATCGATGTATTTGGTGTAAGAATTCGTCTTCCTTTTGCACCAGCGATGAACATCAAAAGACCACACGATGCAATCATTCCCATTCCAATTGTTCGTATCGGAATTTTAGATCCCAACATAACATCAAGAAGAGCAAAACAAGCATTCAAATCTCCGCCAGGAGAACAAATCCCCAAAGTCAATTCCTTGTGTTTCTTTTCTTTAGCAAAATTAGCAGAAATTATCCAATTGATTATAGGATGCATATTTTCCATTGTCACATCTCCCATGAATATATGAAATCCTCTCTGGAATAATTCTGCATCTGGTGCTTCTGTACTTTGTGGTTTCTGGCCTTTTTCTTCTTCTTCTGTCATTTGTCACCTTTCTTTGATAGTTTCTTGAACATATCCCATGTTAAAATTTTGAAATCATTTCCTTCATCATCTGAATATTCTGCTACGTTGTCCTTATCAATAACTTTTTTATCACTAAGGTCTGGCATTACAGTCACAACTTTCATATTCTTTTTCTTTTCCGTTCTATAATCTCTTAATGAAATATTTGCAGCAATTACTAACATAACCGCAAGAGGATCAAAAACAAAGATGAGAAGTATGATTATCCAACGCACGGCCTCTTCAAGTTCATCCTCACTTGCACCATCGTATAACATTTTAGCAACATAACGAATAGGCCCAACTTCCACTTTTGCAAGGTTTAGTTTCATTTTTAATTCATACTTCTCATCTGTTAAATCATCTATCTCTCCTTCTAGAACATCTATTCTTGATTTCAATAATGTTGTTTCATTGTCACTTTCTGCAATTTTATTCAACCCTTTTGTGACTGCACCAAGTTCAATGTACCTCTCAAGAGCCTTGTCTAGTATTTCTAATCTTCCTTCATATCTCCCTATTTGTTCTTGTTTCTGTTCTGTTTTTAATTCAATTCTTTCTATTCGCTCTTCTAATAATGAAGTAGGACTAGATTGTTGAATATGTGCCCGTGAAAGAAACCCAAATATTCCTAAAGATGTTATAAACATCAACACCAGAATTGCAAAGATGAAATATCCCTTTATCAAAAAAGCAGTCGTTTTCCAGTTTTGAAAGGTCCAACTTGCAACGACAAGTTTCCCCACTTCTAGAACCACACCCATTATCATAATTGCAGTTGTGGCACCAGCAAATATTGCCATCAAACCTACGATGGAATACCAAGCTGCAACTGTTGAGATTGCAAGTGCAACAAAAAGTGTTAATAAACCGAAAAACATTATACAAAATGTTCCATTAAATTAGAGCCATCATTGTATGGTGGATGAACAACCACTTTCCCATTAAATAATTTATTCATTATAAAAATTGCTCTGCCATTTTGAGTAGATTTATCTATAATTTTATGAGTAGACGAATACTCTTGTTCAAAATCAATTTTAACCTCTGTATGGCCTGGGTCATCATAAAACACTTCTGCAAGTTTTGGAGTTGGAAAAGTAAATACAATATTCTCACATATTCTTAATGCTTCATTCACAAATGTCTTTTTCTTTTCTGGTTCAATATGTTCTATGACTTCACTACACCAACCCCATTCCCATTCATTGTCCTCAAATGGTGTTCCTTCTGTCAAATCCATGACGTAATCTACATTTGGTGAAGCGCCTCTTATATCCAAGGCTGCATATTTTCCACCAGCACCCAATCTTCCCGAATACACTCCATCGTCATAATGTCCTTCTAATACACCTCTGTAAGGGCAAGATACACCAGAACCTATGTCTAGTATTGACTTTCTACCTTTTGGTGGTAAAAATAACAAAAAATACCTTATGACATTTTCTATATTCTTATGTTTATTTACATTCATCCAAAAAAGTCCTCTAGGGTTGATACTCGTTCTGTTTTCCAACCAACCGAATTCATTACAGAACTCATCGGCTCAATGAATGCTTTACTAAACTGCAAATCATAATCAATATAATCCTTCAGGTCAAACTCATGTGGTAGATTGTTCAGTATTGCAATTACAGTATCACCAACAGGATTTGGTTTCTTGAGATACGCAAATTTGATTTTCTCACCATCCTTGATTGTAGGGTAAGAATTCATCAGTTTTAAATCTTTGAGCAATTTGTTATAAATCAATGCACCTTTCACATGAATTGGAGTCCCTTTCTTGTAAAGTTGCGCTGCATCATAATATTTTTCTAACCCACGAACAGACCTTGGAAAGAAGATGTCTTCTGCTTCAAGTTTAGAAAATTCTTCTTTGAATTGTTCAATGTAATTGATAGCATCTTCTTCTGTTCCGCTCATGATAATCCGAAACAATTTTTTCATTTTTTCTTTACAAGCAGCAGGAGTTGAGGAACGAATTGCTTCACTACCCATGATTTTCAACTGTGGCTCTTCGTACCTCACTCCCTCTGAATCAAAGACATTCATGATATAACGTTTCTTTGCGGTCCAGAGTGCTCGGTCTGCAATAATTTCACGATCCATAAACATTAGATGTTGATAATGATTCATCCTCTTAGCAAGTTTGCGATAAGATTTGTCTATGTATGGTTCTATAAGTTGACTACTTGACTTATCTAAAAAATCTACAATTTTATTTACATCATTATCGTCTTTACCATATATGCTTTCAACAAGTGGGCCTAGATTCAGATATACACTATCAGTATCCGATGCAATCACATAATCTTCTTCTGTATTAAGCATTTTGTTCAAATAACAATTCAATTCATTTGCTATATAACGAATTACTAATTTTCCAGTGGAAGTAATAGCTTCTGCCAAGTCAACATCAAAATACCTAAAATACTCATTTCCCATAGCACCGAAAGCAGAATTTAATTGAATTTTTCGTGCCATCTGAAAGTTTTTATATTTTGAAATAGCGTTTACTGTATCACTTTTCAATTTTAGTAATTCAGAATCCGTTAAATTATTCAAGTTCATTTTTTACAATCCTCGTTTAGAAAGTTCTTTTTGTATTTCTTGAAGTTTTCTTTCTTCTTCGAGCATCTTCTTTTTGAAATCTTTTCGTTCTTCATATAATGTTTCCATTAATTCATTCATAAATCCCTTGAAATCTTTACGAAACATTACACCATTCGCAGCCACAGACAGGTTTTGTTCTTTTGATTTTGATAAAACTTTTTTTGCAACATTATTGTCATCAAGAAAAGAATCTACTGTTATCAAATCATCAGTCCAAACTTGCATTTTAGTTTCTGGTGATAAATTTAATTGGCGAATAATAGAAGGATATAGACTTGCCAAATCAAATGAAACGACCCACTTGTGCATTCCCAATATTGGATCTTTAACAAATGCACCCTCAAATTCAGAAGATTTGTGTGTGGTTCTCTTTGGTGGAATGACAATACCTTTACGGAGTAGATGATTGAAAATCAAAGTGTCCCACATACGGACTTGTCCGAAACAGTTTCCGTAGTTGACTTTGCAAAGATATGCTAGTGAAACAATCATCTCAAGAAGTTTTAGTTTGTCCTCAAGACGTTCAACTAATTCTACATCTTTGATGTTGTATTCAATGAACTTCTGATAGTCATTCTTGTAGAGTAGATGTAACGTACCTTGTTCAGAGTAATCAAGTTTGCGCTCTCCTAGTTCCACATTTGCGATATGGTCAAGACGATAAGATTCTTGTGGAGAGTAGATGAATTTGCGATACATCAACAAATAGTCAAGCGTTTCAACACCTACAATTTCATAAGCCTGGAGTTCTTTACCACCCATTCCAAACAACGTGTACTCATTGATTTTTCTCCACGGAGACAACAAACGATATGGATTTTTGGTATTTTTTTTAAAAAGACGTTTTGCACGATTGACAAGGTAAGGTATGTCAAATGTCTCTACGTTCCATCCTGTGAGAACATCTGGTGATTCTTTGTCCCAAATTTCAAAGAACTTTTCCAACATGACTCGTTCACTCTCAAAACGAAAATAGAAAACATCGTCCCTGTCATAGACAAACTCATCGGTGCCAAAGACATAAACTTTTTTGTCAATCTTGAGTGTGATAGCTGTAACTTGTTCGTTTGCGGTTTCTATGTTTGGAAACCCTTGTTCCGAACTAGTTTCTATATCTAGGTAAGCAATACGAATTTGTGAGAAGTCGTATTCAATATGTTCTTCTGGAAAGTGTTCTGCAAGAAAAGAGAACTCAAACTTGGTATTTCCATGAATCTCAAAGTTCTCAACTTCTTTGTACTTGCGTATAAATTCACGACACTCTTTGATGTTACCTGGGCGTATTTCACCCATAAGTTGACCATCAAGTGTTTTGAATTTACCTTGATTATTTCTGGCAGGAATGTAAAGAGGCGGGTGATACTCTATACGATCTTTAAACCGACTACCATCGCCAGAGACACCTCTGAATAGAATATGATTTCCGATACATACAACATTTGTGTAAAAACTCATTATTTGTCTAGGTTTAAGATTCTAACATAATCCACTTTTAACTCATCTAATCTAGTATAACACAATAGAATCTGTTTGTCAATCCAATTCTTTTTAGTATTGAACTGTCCCAACAAAAACAAAATTTGTAAATAACTCAACCAAATATACTTCATAATCTCCTTTCGTAATTACGAGAGAAGACCATCTTTATATTGAGTTTTTCCGTTCACTCTCAATGCCGTCATTGCTTTATTACGATTACTTCCATCTTTTCTATACGAACAATGCACCCATCCACTATGTGGATCTTTTCCATCATAAAACTCAAGAATAAGCTGGTCAAAATCTAAATTGGCCTCAATCCAGTGTGCAATGTCTGGATTAGATATTCTGGAAGATTCAAAATCCGCCGCTTCTCCATTACAATGCTGGCTCTTCCCTGACCCACCAACTGCTTTGTTTAGTGCAGGGCCACGATAACCACTATTGATGCGAATAGGACCAAATTCCTCTCTCAATGGTTGTAGAACGTGATTGCAGAGATTCACTAAATTAATAACGTGTTCCATTGTCGGCGTATTAACAAGTCCCAATCTCTCTGCTGTAGAACTTTTCGTCATTTCCGTCAATGCAAAATTTTTTGTAAGATAAATTGACATATTTTTCCTAATCTTGTATGACTTCTATTGTTCTAGAATTTGGATCAAATCTAACTTTCAGATCAATTTCAATTGGAAGAAATTGTCCGTCTTTCATAGGAACTGGTAGTTTTCCTTCTGCTGCAGCCTGAAGTGCTTCTGTTGCAGATTGGTGTGGATGGTTTGTATCATCCGCTATGATTTTGTCAAGTTCTTCTTTCGCATCATCTGGTAACAAATCATCTAACATTTTATCAACATGATCTTTTGCTAGGGTTTGAGCTTTATCAACTATCAACCCAGATACAACATTAAATAACATTCCTGCCAATGGTAACATATAATTCCCCTCTCAATTAGTTAAAAAATAAAAAAATACCCCATCAAAGTATATATCTCTTTGATGGGGTTTAGAGGATTACTTATCCTTGTGATCAATCACTTTTGAATGATTTTTGATTGGGATAAGCCGAGGTTTCTTTTCCTCTGGAATCACTTTTTCAAGTGAAATATTCAGAAGACCATTTTGGAATTCTGCTCCCTTTACAACCATATCGTCTGAAAGGGACCACATACGAGAAAATGACCTTCTCGCAATTCCACGATGAACATATTTCTTTTCATCTGGATTTTTGTCTTCTGTTGAACGAACAGTAAGCGTACCATCCGCTACTTCAACTTCAATATCATCTTCGGAAAACCCTGCAAGGGCTATTTCAATGATATAATTATAATCATCCACTTTATGAATATTGTAAGGTGGATAACTTTCTTGTTGTGAAGTTGGAAATGACATCAGACGATTGAACATAGAGTCAAACCCTACGGAAAGTCCCAAGAACTTTTCCAAGTCGCCTGCTGTGAAATGTGAATGTCGTGCTAATTGTACCATATTACCTCCTTATAAAGCAAGGTTGGTTGTAAGAAGATTCGTCCCGAAGCACACGGCAACGAATCGGTGAAGAGAGGTTTCCACAATTGGACAACCTCAAAAAAACTATTTATGCAGCCTCAGTAAGAAAAGATGAAATAGGAACAATATTGACTCTTTCTGAACTATGGTTAAGTATCTTTTTGTAATCCTCTTTACAATTAAACTTGATGCCTTTGTGTTCAAGTTTAGTTTTTATTTTGTGGTGATTCTTATTAATTAAGAAACGATTTTCCAAAGTATCTTCTCCCCCATCCTCTAATCGTATAAGATGGTCAAGTTCATAGTCACTAGAATTTAATACATCAATAATATCCATTTTGTTTCCATCAACTGGATTAATACCTTTCTGTCTTTCAAAAGAATCAAATCTATCTTTAATTGTAATTGTACCTCTTTTACTACTAGTCCTTGGTTTAATAAAAGATTGCGCTTTTTTATTTGAAAGAAAATCTTTCAACGCAATATTCAACATTGTATTCATCATTGATTCATCAGAAAGAGATGTTGCTGACGAATATGCATATTGTTTTCCATTTTTGTTATCATAAACTATAGTAGTTTTATCTCTTCTTCTTGCAATTTCTTGTTCATAGAAAATTCCAAATGCGTCAGTAATATTTGAAATTTTGTATTTTGGTAATATTAGTGAAAGAATTTGAAACCAAGTAAAATCTTGTCTTGTTCCCCACTCCTTTAGTTTTTTATTTTTTTTATCTTGGGGATACGAACTCATATTTGCTCTTAATATGGTTTCAAATAAATCATTGTTCTTATAATCCTTTTCATGTTCCGAATCATCTTTATACATATAATTATTAGTTTGATAGTCGAAAAAATTTCCTTTATCAAACCCATCAATACGAATGATACTCTTTGGTTTTCTACTAACGTACCAATCATTCTTCTCAACTATGTTTTGATCAACATCTTTTCTAGTATTGTTTAACCCGACCTTAACATAGTACTTCTCAAACTCTTTTCCCCATTCACGTATTTTATTAGCTATAGGAACATCAAATGCTTGTCTAAACTCTTGTGGATTCTGTGTCACACCGGCATTTACTACATTGAATAGAAGGTGAGCTTGTTTTTTTGTACATCCTAAAATTTTTATAATTGGAATAATTTGGTTTTTCAAAGCAGTTTGAAGTTCCAAATCAAGTTCCCTGAACAACTTCGGGGATTGTCCAAGATTCATTTCCCAAGATTTGTCTGCATCCAACCATCCTGACACAAAACTAGTTTTTGTATGATCAGTATAAGGATAATGCGGATATTTAATATTTCCGTTTTCATCCAGTGTATATTCATCAGTTTTATACAAAAGATACTCAAATATACCAGTATCGACTGCAAACTCATTATTAATATACCTAACATATGACCACGTTTTTTGTTGACCATCGTTATTAATATACCTAACATATGACCACGTTTTTTGTTGACCATCGTTGTTGAGGTTAGAATAATTATCATCAACAAAACCTTCAAAAAACTTTACATCTTCGATTTTTCCATAAGTCCTATTCCATTCTCTGCAAGCATAAGTATCAAGTAATAATATAGCACTCACATTCATACCAGATAATACAGAACACATGAAATTCTTTTTTTGAGTCAATTGCCAAACTTCATCTCTTTGTATGTTTTCTGGATAAGCAATTCTATTATTGACATGAAGATGAAGTAACTCTTCAATTCTCATTGTCTCAAATTTTCTTTTCATAGTGTATTGTTTGTGTTTCAATCTCATTTCATTTCCTTATTGATTGTTTAAGATAATTATATCACATTCTACGAAAGTGTCAAGGCTTTTTTATTCTTTTCCATCCGAACCGAATGGTAAATGCGAGTCCTCAAAGGCAGGGTAGTCCTAATCTGGGTGTGATTAGATTTGTAATTACCCAGATAGGATAAAGGCTCAATGCAATCCAAAACCATTCCATCATGTAACTTTCAATCTATCAATTACTCTCTGAGATGCAGGAACAGTTACACTACTTCCCAAAGTTGCAGTATCACCAGATAGAGTAATTGGAGCGCCAGATGCTGTTCCTGTTGCACCTGTTATCTTATCTACGTTTAAACGACTCATTTCTTTCCTGTTGAACCAAACCCACCATCACGCTCTGTTTTGCGTTCTGGTCTTTCAGAAACCTCTTCTAAAACGTGAGGTTGGTCTTTGACTAATTCTGCCTGACAAATTCTTTCTTCGTGATTGATGTATTTCACATAACCACTCATATTGAAAATCATGGCAAAAACTGGTTCTACATAATCTGAATCTATGATACCTACATTGTTTGCAAGTGTAAGTCCTTGTTTCAATGCAAGGCTTGATCTTGGATAAAGACGTACAGAATAACCTCTTGGTATATCAAGTATCAATCCAGTTGGAATCAAAATTCTCTCTTTAGGATTGATCGGTACTCTTTTCAGTTTTAC